GCCTTCTCTTGCACCTTCGCGGCCTTTGCGGCCTCTTTCTCTTGCACCTTCGCGGCCTTTGCTGCCTCTTTCTCGTGCACCTTCGCGGCATTCTTTTGTGCGTGTATGACCATTTTCATTTCCTTCTCTGCTAAAAGCATTGCATCTCTGTCAGCCTTTCTATCAGCCTTTGCCTTCTTTGCTGCCTCGACTTTGGCTTTTCTAACTGTATTGCGGGCTTCGATGCGTGCATTAGTCCTAAGCACTGCGGCTTGAATACGCGCTTCGGACTTAAGCATCACTGCTTGGCGACGTTCTTCAGCCTTAAGTTTCAATGCATTCTCACGTTGAATACGAGCATTCATCACTGTATCCTTGTAGATAATGATGGCTGACACTAGTTGATATGCTGTGCGTCTAAGGAAATTATCAAATGGAGCAATAAATGTAGTAGTCTTCATAAGACATCTAATCGCTTGACGAATAGGACGACTATTTCGAAAGATATGCGAGGAACGAATGAACTTCATAAGGTCAAATAACACTGGGTGTCGTGCAGGAGTATGTGATTTCATACGGCCTTGTAAATCCATGTAGCAGGTAGTCTGCTGTTTAGGAAGTAAATTAACCACTTCTGGACGGGACTTGCGAACGTGTCCAGTTGTTTCAACTAGTTTCTTGACAAAACCTTCCTGGAAAATCTTCTCGACTTGCGTAGCAGTGAATATGTCCGCCAGTGTAGTATCAACATTTGACATGATAAATGGGTGCTTATCAAGAAGTTCCAAAGTGCGAGATTCGTAGTCAAGATGCTTGTGAAACTCTCGAACCATATCGAGAGGCATCTTTTGAACCCAGTCGTAGTTAAAGTTCTCTTTGAGATATTCTTTGCGTTCGGTGTAGTTGACGAGACCTTGGGTCTCGACAGTCTTGGTTCGGCCAAGACGGATTTCTTCGGAAGGAATAAATCTATTGAGCATGATTATTGATTATTGATTATTGATTACTGTTAGGTAATTGTTGGTTGTATGCAATGGCCTTCTTTGCACGATGGATTTCAATTCTTTTTAACGCTTCCGACCGACATACGGTATATGTGGGCGAAGAGATCGAGAAATTCCTCGATAAACATTCTTAGACGATGATATAACAAAGGGTGGTTGTTGCCTATATCTTGATGTTATGTGGTCATATCTACCAGTCTCATGATAAGGATATGTCATCTCGTGAGTTGTCGAATATAATGGTTTTGCTACTAAACGCGTGTCTCGATGATATGGCGTATTGAATACATATCGGGAATGGTGTTGATTTCGAATACCCATATTATACTATATTTCCACAATATGTTTATACTGCGACACCAATATAGATAAGTGAGTATATGATACGTAATGGGAACATGCATTAGCAGTAATACAGAAGCAATAAAATTAACAAATATTCAATCACACCATGAGGAGACGACGACAAATGAAGTCGATTGGGAAAATATATCATACAAGGACACTATACAGTTTCGTCCTGAAATCTCCGTTGCGAAATGCATCAAGGTATATGACGGGGACACGATCACGATTGCTTGTGGGCTTCCTCCGTATCAGTCGGACAAGCCTGTTTACCGATGGTCAGTACGACTACGTGGCATCGATGCGCCCGAGATGCGGACGAAATGTGTCAACGAAAAAGGGTGCGCAATACTGGCAAAAGAAATGATGTCGGAGCAAGTTCTAGACAAGGTTGTTACACTTGAGAATGTAAGTTATGATAAATATGGACGCGTTCTTGCCGATGTATTTGTAGCCAGCGTAAATGTCGTGGATAAATTACTCGCCCATAATCTAGCGGTTCCATATGATGGCGGAACGAAACAAACACCTAACGATTGGTTTAAGTACCATGCTCTGGTACACCCTTAAACATTTGAATTAGCTCGCATTACTTACACATCTTATCATGTGATGATAGGATGTGTAACACATATACACCTACAGTGAGCAAACAGGATTTCCTTCTACGTCACCATAATAAGATTTGCATAGATTTTTAACAATGTCTCCATGCAATAACTCGATTATTCCATTATTTATATCTTCTGAAAGATGTATATTCGTTTGGTTAATAGGAAATCCACCGGTTTCGATTCCAAATCCAAGTGATGCAAATAATTCAGGATACTCTTCTAAATAAGAAAACCCATCACAATAAGATATTGCAACACCTGCATATTTATTAGTGTCTTTCATATAGAGTTTTATTAAATCATCTACTGTTGCATCTTTTATTATCTCAACTCTCGCACCAGCATCTTGAATACTGGTAGTTGGAACATAACCATCCAATCCTAACATTTTTGTTCGTGGTAAATTAGTTCTAGTAATTTTTGAACCAATTTTTTCGTCAACAAGTGCTGATGTCATTTTAGCTTGTGCAATAAGAACAAATATAAACGCGGTTAACATGATCACAAAGAACACCAATAAACCTTTTATTGTCCGTGTAGAATGGTCTGCAATAAGACCCATCTCACCAAACATTGCTGAAATGCCTGCGATAATAGAATAAATAAAGAACTTGCTGTTGGATTTTATTCCTAATCGTTTCATGCGTCCTGGATTTCCAAAATATATCACAATACCCGAAATAATACCTAACAATATAACTACCGCCAAGATTTTACTTATACTACCTATTGTTACTTGAATAAGTGCCGTAATATTGTTTGTCTCTACGTGAAATACTGCATTAGGGTCTAAAATAAACGGAGCACAAAAGTTGACTATTTTTTCTCTCTGAACATTTCGATTAAATACGCCTATACCTATATCATACTCACCTGATGATATTTTATCTACTACCATGGAATAGTTTGATTCACCTTCTTCAGAGTAAATATATTCGACAGTGTAGTTTTTCATCCGCTCGGTATTCATAACTTGATAAAAAACCTCGATTGGGAGACCGCCATACTTTTGAACACCGTCTTCAACTACCGTTTTATACGCAATATTACCAGCAGGTTCTGCTGATGTCATTACAAATGCCTTAATAATCCTATTTCCTTCGTTCTGTTCTATATTTGAATTATTATTCATTCAATAGTATAATGTATAATATACATATACATATTCTTTCAAGAAAATGTTGTTATATTTCTTCTAATATTAATTATTTCTTACCGACTCCACGACATTGCATGCGCTGCCTCAGGATTAACATACAATGGTGCGCTCGCATTGGCTTTTGGATTTATAGGTGGACAAATAATCGGGTTACTATGGTATACAAATTCGGGTTCAGGTTCTTGGTATTTTTTTCTGAATGAGACATCACGCTCATCGACATTTCTCGACAGGAACACTGACTGTTCAAGCTCTAACACACGTCGCTCAAGCGACTCTATTCTATCATTATGATCTATATCGCTTTCTGACCCACATACATTACCCATTTTAGATATATAGTATACATTATACTATTTTCTCTCTATACAGTACTTATAAGACCTGATTTATGTCTGATGCAAACAACCAAACTATTCTATATGGAGGGGGGCTCATATTAATTATTACGGCGCTATACCTTCTTCGAAATGTATTCCATCCGCTCGCCGGCGCAAAGAACATGTATGCGACATTAATTGATTCCATGGGAGGCGCAGCGTTTAACACTTACGTTATACCAGATAACTTTCATCGCCCTTAATCACTTTGATTTCTTATATATAGAGAGAAATATTATATGTTCTCTCTATATATGTATTACTTCGCATATGGTGCAAATCTTGATACAAATTATTTAGCAAAATACATTGACACCGAGAACATACATATAGTTGGCTCTGCTTATATAGACAATTATATATTTAGATATCGTAATGTTAATACATCCAAAATTAGGACTGGTGTTGCCAATATAGAACCCAGGAAAGGGTCTAAGACGTATGGTGTGATATACTATTTCGAAAACCCAGCCCTCTTGGCCAATATTGATACCCGTGAAGGGTATATCTCAAACGCAAACTCTAGTAATATATACGATAAAATCACATTAGACTGCACGCTACTTGACACTGACAAAAAGGTTCATTGCTGTGCCTATGTAATGAATGATTTGGTAAAATTGGACGAACGGAAACCCAGATTGAAATATCTCTCTTATTTGAGGAATGGACACATGATGCACGACCTGCCTCGAGAACATTTACAGAGAATCAATTATTTAGATAAGTAAAGGTTATAGAGAGAAACACATGATTAGACATGACAGTATAGACACATTTCCATAACAAATGTATCGATATAATATATCATGCCAACTGGTTACAAGAAGAACGCTCCATTTAAAAAATATCGGGCACCCGCCAAGATGTCAAAAGTATCAACCCAAGTATCTGATTCTGAATCGTCTGATTCAGAACCAGCAGCACCGAGAATGCTGAAGAAGTCTGGACCCAAGTTAGTGATTGTCGAATCACCAGCAAAATGCAGAAAGATTGAGTCTTTCCTAGGTACTGGCTACAAATGTATAGCTTCTTTTGGACATTTCCGTGAAATCACAAGTCCTGATAATATCAAAATCAACGCAGATGCTGGAACTCTAGATATCAAGTACACCAACATGAAAACGGCTTCAATGCGCAAAGCAATTTCAACCATGAAATCAGAGGCAGAAAAAGCATCCGAGGTGATCATCGCGACCGACGACGATCGTGAAGGCGAAGCGATCGGATGGCATATCTGTTCTCTCTTGAAGTTAAATATCAATAATACTCCTAGAGCAATCTTTCACGAGATCACATGTGATGCAGTGGTATCTGGTGTAGAGGGTTCAACAAGAGTACGCCTTAATATGGATTTAGTAAAAGCACAACAAGCGCGACAAGCAATCGATATGATCGTTGGGTACGGAGTCTCACCCGCTCTCTGGGCCAGTGGTATATCAACATCGGGTAAAAATACACCATCATTGTCCGCTGGTAGATGCCAAAGTCCAGCGCTCCAACTCGTGATTGACGAGGACGAGATATCCCGAAATAGTGCAGACAGTTCGACCACATTTAAGATTCATGGATTGTTTACCAGAAAAAATATCCAATTCGATTTGACACGGTCGTTCGACACAAGCGAAGATTCGATTGATTTTCTTAGCAAGACATATGACCATGAACACAGGCTCCTCCCGTCTCCACCGCAAAAGACAAGTATTCACGCAGCACCGAAGCCGTTTACCACATCAAGACTCCAACAGGCAGCCAGCAATACTTTCTCTCTATCCCCGAAACAAACAATGTCATCGTGTCAGCGTCTATATGAAGCAGGGTTTATAACATACATGCGAACAGATGCAACTGCTTACAGTGTCGAGTTTATCGATTCCGCCAAAAGATTTATAGAGCAAACATTCAATGATACAAAATATATTTCTAAAACAGCAGACACCCTCGCGTCGACAGGCACCGGCGCCCATGAAAGTATACGACCAACAAACGCTAATCTTCGTCAGTTGCCAGAGACGGTGACAGACCCGCAAGATCGCAAGGTATATAAGATCATCTGGGAAACTGCCATCGGGAGTTTAATGGCCTTCGCTGAATACAGTCGCTTAGTTGTACGACTAAGTGCGCCTCAACACGACACCCATTATGAAGCCGTTACCGAATCGCCCATATTTCTTGGGTGGGAAATACTTCATCCTCGGTCACAGGAGACCACCAACAATGAGATGCGTGATTACGCGTTTTTAAAAACGCTGATCGATACAACAAGTCCTGGTACTATACCGTATTCATTTGTGCGTGCTGTTGAAACCCCGTCGTCGCCAAAACCAAGACCAACAGAGGCTCGGCTCGTTCGTCTTCTCGAAGACAAAGGCATTGGGCGCCCATCCACGTTTTCTAGTCTGGTGGAGAAGATTCAAGATCGTGGGTACGTAAAACGCGGCAACGTGAAGGGTTCCCCCGTACAATGCGATACATACGAATTAACATCAGAAGCAGAGGACATCACAGTCGAGACCACCGAGCGTGTAATCGGTGGCGAGAAGAACAAGCTTCTTGTAAATCCTGTTGGAACCGCTGTAGCAGAATACTTACAAACACATTTCACAGGATTATTTAATTATGATTA